ATTTATTGTTCTCTCTACAATCATATACAAAGTATCAAAAGCATCATCTATTCCAGGTATAACAGAAATACTTTTTACTTTTGAAGCAGCTGCATTCGTTGTTGCTAATCTAACTGTATCTGTAGATTCAACTTTTAACATTGGTCCTTTTGGATTTGTTTCTCTAACAGTTACTACATTTGCAGCTGGATTTGCTACTACAAAATCTGCGTGTGCATTAATAACAGTATATATATTATCTGCTGTAGTATTATTATTTGTTTCTGTTTTAAATTGATTTGATCCTGGCGTTCCTGTCGTAGAAGTAAAAGTAACAGTTAATCCATCTGACTTTGTAAATTTTAAAGTTTTTCCAGAAGCTATATTAGCAAAATCAGTTACAGTAATAGTACATCCTGAAGAAACTCCTGCAATTGTATGTCTGTGCCATGCAGTAACATCTTGATCTCTGTAATAAGTAAAGCCAAGAAGCATTCCATCTCCTCTTCTTACCCATAATATATTATTAGGATAATTAGCAAAAGCGCACTCTTCAAAAAGTCCATAACCTACATGTTCTGATAATACAGTCATATCAGGAGTAGTAAAAGAATCATAATCAATATTATATGCAAATTCTCTTAAACGTTTTTTATTTTTACCTATAAATAATACTGATTTAGAAGCAGGAGATACTCTCTTATCTGCAGCACCATCAGTTGTTTCATTAGTAACTTGAATAGTAGTTGGTGTTATTCCCTGAGTAGCAGAGCCAGATGACATATTAAATGCACCATTTTTAGTAAAAATCCCTAAAAATTTTCCTCCATACATACCAGTTATTTGATTTACTTGATCAGATACAAGAGTAAAAGTTAATGAATTATCATCATTTACAGAACCATCAGCAGCAGTAGGAGAAAATTTATCAAAATCAGCTGACATAGAACCATATACAGTACTTGGTTGCTGCGTTGTACCTGCATAAAATAATCTTTCTTCAAAGAAAGTAACTTTAGTAGGATAATTATCTATATAAAAAGAACCTAATCTCCAATCTGTTACAGCTGATGTTCCTCCGTAGTTTCTGTCTGCGTTTACAGCAACAGTAACACTAGTAGCACTACCAAAAGCAGTTATTATGCCAAATCCCCATGTACTAGAATGTTTTATTCTAACTGATCTTCCTACGTCATTTGCAACAAATACACTTGATGAAGCAGTAACCGTAACAGAGCCTGATGTGCCAGAAGGAGTTAAAGTAGTAGAAGATGTGTTTGCTGCGTCATAAGGACCATCAAAAAAATCTACATCTGAAATAGACCATGATGTATGACCAGTTCTAGATAGCTTTCTAGGCTTATGATTATCGTGTACTAAATATAATACATCAGCAGATTGTACATATTCTATTTCTGATATTTGTGCTGCGGTATAAGTTGTAGATATTTCATATACACTACCACCTGATGTTATTTGACCCTCATCTTTAAAGAATCTAATATAGTTATGACCAAATTCTAGTATATATGCTTGCGTTTTAGAAAATACAAAAGGAATAAGTCTTGCCCCTGAGTTACTGCCTGTTTGAGTTTTAATAGGAGCTATATATCTTGTACCTGATCTTTTTTGAAGACCGCCGTGCATTAAAACCTGGAAATTATTTATTGAGGAAGCACCATTATAGTACTTCTCCATATCAATACGACCATTTAGCCTTGGACTAAGCTCTCCAGAAGTAAAGTTTGTAAGAATTGGTGATGATTCAGCCATGTCATTTTACGTCGTATATTTGTTCCATCTATAATCGCTTAATCTTGATCCAGAAGTTCTTGATTCTAACCAGAAATCAGAAACTAAACCGTCAGGAGTGCCCTCGGTTGCATCTGCTGATCTTGCTTCAGCTAATTTAGTATAGTATAGGTTATTCATTGCGTCTAAAGTTCTTAAATCTTGTAATAAAGGCATTGTTAAATTGCATGCTAGCTTTGCTGCTAATGTTTCTACTAATAGAGCATCATAGGTTGGTACATCAGTATTTCTAAATATATATGTACATTTAAAAGTGTCTTGATCACATAATAGTTTATCTTTTTCTATTTTATATTCAACAGTATCATCTTCTGGTTGATGAATCCTTATAAAATCTCCCGGTAATTGAAATTCTTTAGTAAAATAATATGCTGGAGTACTAGATAATAAAGATAATGAAGCTCTCTTTATACATGAGTTCCAAGGATGTAATCTAAATATAGAATCTCTTGTATCATCAAATAACTCGTTAGAAAAACGTGCAGCTTTAGTATCTTCTGTTAATGAAGTTATGAATTCTGCACCTAACAAGCCTAAAGCTCTATTTACAATATTTATTTTTGTATTCGCCATATTATTCCTTATACACTAAGGGGGCGCAATAGCTAACCCCCTTAGCTTGAGTTTATTAGTCTACTACATACATTATATAGCCTACTAGATCGTCTCCACTTGCCAAAGCCTGGTCTTGAGAAGTAGCTCTTAGTACAACTCCACCTTGACTTTCGAAAAGGTAAGTTCCACCAGTCGCAGCAGTGCCAGCACCAAAAGTTTGGTATCCAGCAGTGTCCACGTCTAAGCCATTTACAAGCCCGTCAGGATCTGCAGTAACTGCAGTTCCGTCTGTGTTAGTATAAGCGTCCCATCCTAAGTCTAATGTAGCTGAACCAGTAGTCCAATTTACATAAGCGCTTGAAGATGCTAGCAGAACTCTCACTTTACCTGCCGGTAAAGAGCAAAGAGCAACAGATGATGTTGCGTCTCCAGCTCCGTCTTGATTATGCGTAAAGTAAGCAATTCTTACTCTTCCGTGATAATCATGAACAGGATTTTGTGTTACGGGAGTCGACGTAGCGTTTGTATACTCTGTACTTTTTTGAGTTGTTACAGCCATGTTATTCTCCTATTATTCTGCACACTTGATTTCTAACACTTTGCCCTCTTCCATTCGAGTTGCCCCGAAAGAAGCTGAACAATATACTTGGGTAGAGTTTCTTTTGTCACGTCTAGGCCCAATATCAACATTGATATCTGCCCCAACAGCCATAAGAAGACCGCTCTTAGCATAAGCTATAACTCGTCTGTGACTCGATGCGTCAGTTGCAACTCTTTCAGTTCTTACAAAATTGAAGCCCATGAATGTACTAACTTCACCAGCAACTAAAGCTTTGATTGTATTAAAATCAGAGCTAGTTACTTCAGTAGTTTGTAACAGATCAGTGACTTGCTTAGAAGTTACAATAACAAATCTTGGATCTGAAGGATCAGTCTCATTCGCGTCCAATAATTGTTTTGCTTTTCTAAGTTTCGCAATTGTAAGGCCCGAGTTAGTCGCGCCTCCTGACTCAACATAGTTTACAGCGATTTGACTAGCTGCGTCATGTGGTACAGAAGTTCCACCAGTTTTACCTGATTTCGCTGAACCAAATGCTGCGCCGATGATTACATCATCCATTTTTCTGCCAAGTGCCCAAGCGGCGTTTTGCGCGTAAGGAGATGCTGGGTCGATAAGAAGTCTTATTCTATCAGTTCTATCGATCATGTCCGCCCAATCAAAATCTCTCAATGATATTTGTCTTCTATCATGTGGAGTTGAGATTAGAGGAGTATCAGAATGTCTAGAAGTTACCTCTACCGCATCAACAGATCCTATACGATCATAGTATTCAAACTCACTGTTTTGTGATTCAACACGTACAAATGGTCTAAGTTTTGAACCTTTTTGTTGTAAAAGGTGCTCAACATTAGCTCTATACTGTTGTACAAAAGCAGTTGTTATTTGTGTTGACATACTATTTGCCTCCGTTGTGTCATTTATTGTTAATCGAAAACGCTACCCAAGTATTTACCTTAGACATTTTCTCCCCTTGTTTACGTCTGTGGGTACTGTCGACGGATGGACCTTGCGGCTACCCATCATTATACACTATATAACTAGTATATAAATTCGTACATAATTATTTACGCCGGATTAATCGGAGTTTCATCAGGGTATGCTAATTTAAACAATGAATCCATTTTTTTCACTGCTTCAGCATGTCCTGGATTATCTCCAGATTGATAAGCCGACATAAATGTCTGATCCCTGTTATATCTAGCAATTTCTTGCTTAGCTTGATCAGGGGTCATTATGAAACCTCTATCTTGAACAGAGTCTGATCTACCTTCAGCTAATCCTTCGCCGATTTTAGCAAATAACTTAACCATCATAGGATTATTTCCCATTCCGGAGTTATCTAGCCATTCTTTAAGATCGCCATCTCCATAAGTATCTACTGCTCTAGAAGCTAGCTCAACTCGTTCATTATAAGCTTTTCCAAATTCTTTTTTAAGAGAATCTACCCATGCAGAAGTTTGCGCTGCAGTATTTTCTCCTTCAGAAGAAGATTTAGATTGAATATACTCATGATAGCCATCATATATTGCTTTAGCTTGGTTAGGATTTAATCCTGCCTTATAAGCTAACTCTTTATATTGAGTTTCAAAGCCCTCATCATATTCTAGCCCATCAGGTAACGCTGGTCTTTCACCAAAATCATATAGATTTGATGTTTCAGGTCTTCCTAATTGACTATGAAAGGCACTTATCTCTTCATCAGTAGCACCTTCTCCTGGTAAAGCTATTCTATTTTTACCTATTAGTTTTTGGCCATTTATATAACTTTTAGCCATAGCACCGACATCTTTAATGTCAGCAATTGAAGGGTCGTTTCGTACATCATCAGGAAGCCCAGATTTCCAATCTGCAGGTGCTTGTGTTGTTGCATCTGTAGCTGGAGCGTCCGAGCTACCCGTTAATACGGACCCAGTTTGTTGTTGATCACTCATTTATTGCCTCCTGGTTGATCATGTTTTTAAAGTCCTCAGGTTTCTTTCCTAGAAACTTGAGTATTGACACAACAATACGTCTCATACCTTCGTTATGAGCTGTACCGTGTGAATCACCTTGAACGTAAGTACTTTCAAAGATGAATCCTGTTTTACAAAGATGAGATAATACTATTTCGCCATCTTTTGTTTCAAAAACTTTTTTATA